TGCCCAAGACCTTGCGTTCGAGCCACGAACCAACATCGATGGCCGAGTCGTCCAGCAGCTTCTGCGTGATGCGCGGCTCGGCGTACTGCTCGTGGACCTCGATGCGCCACTTGCCGAGTTCCGCGGTGTCCGTTTCGCTGCGCGTGGCGGTTTCGCCCACCCATCCAGTCGTCACCTCGTCGTTGTCGACCAGGCCCTCGACGGCATCCGAGGAGGTCGAATCAACCGACGCAATCGCGCGAATCGGCGAGGTTTCATACAGCTTCGCGATGATGCGGCCGGACATGTCCACCGGCACGAGGTAGCCGCCGTCCGGATCGCTGCTGACGCTCATCGCCTTGACTTCGTCGGCGCTCAGCTTGCCCTCGCCCTTGCGCATCCAGCCCAAGAACGCCTTTTCGTGTTCGCTGCGGCCGCCCTTCTCCTCGCCGGCCCCAGGGCGAGAAAACTTTGCGATGGCCTCATCGAAGTTCTTCTGTTGCTGGTCGAGCAGCGTTTGCAGCTCGCTGATGCGGTCGTTGAGCTTGGCGGCCTTTTCCTCGTAAACCGAGGCAGAAACTCCCTTGCTAACCGCTTTGATCTGGTCCTCGTTGTTGGCTTTGAACTGCTCCCAGGAGCGGCCAAGCTCCTCGATAGTGCGCTGAATTTCAGCAGACATACACGTCTCCCCTGCCGCTCGCAGCGGCTGTTAAATTCCCCGGTGTCGCCCGCAGCGCTAGGCTGGGCGAAGAATGTGAGCGAGCCCGCGCAACGAGTGCAGTAGCGGCTCGTCAGCGGTGGCGGCGTGCTTCCCGTCGCCTGCGGCGGCTTCTTCGGCCGAGGCGTCAGCCTCGCTCAGAAGTGCCTGAATCTCTTCGATGGCGGCCTCAAGCCGCTTGCGCGTGGCCGCGCTCAGCGTGCGGCCAGCTTTGATTTCCTCAGTCGCCCTGGCGAGTAGTTCGTACTCGCCCTTCACGGACTCGATCAGTGTCAGAGGGTTGGCCGGAATGGCCACCAGCGATGCCTCAAACAGCTTGATTTCGTGCAGCCGAAACGCTTTCTGCGCTTCGTCCCAGCTTTCCTTGACGGTCCGGTACCCAATCGACAATCCGCGAAGCAGACCCTTCGACGCCTGCCGGTGCGCGAGTTCACCGTCCGGCAGGTCCACTTCGATTTGTCCGGTCAGGAACAGGCCCTTCGGCCGGTCGTCCACGCGCGCGATGCCGATCGGTCGAGTCCGGTCGTGATGCGCCAGCATTACGACTTCCCCGCCCGTTTCCTGGATCGTCTTCGAGAACGCGCCGGGCTCGACGATGTCGCCGTTGAGGTCCTTGTTCCCGTAGACCAGTACATAGCCCTGCACGCGCACGTGCCCGCGCG